TAGCAGGGAAGACATAGCTTTATATATAGAGGAATTTAACAGACAGTCCACTACATCTAAGATAGTAGTAGAAGGTTCAAGGGCAACTATAGAATTTACAGATGATAAGAACGAAATTTCAGACAAATAGTTGGGAAGAGCTATTTATACTATATGACGAATTTGAAACAAAGTTAGATATGTGGACAGAAGATAATATAAATTGTACATACGACATAGAAGTATTTATAGGAGACCACGAGTATACAATAATAGTAACAGTAAAAGATGAAGGCACTGAAGAAGCAGAATAAGCGTAGAATATATATAGATAACAAACCTATGAAAGTAGAGTATGCTGTATATGAACTACTAGAAAACCAAAAATTAAAGATAGAGCAGTATGAAGCTATCCTTGCTGCATACTTACAAGAAAAAGAACAAGCGAATGGAACAGAAGATAACGATTAACGTAAACTCTACGTACAAATTCTTACAAGTTTGGAACGGTATTTTTAACCTAACTACTATGGAGCTAAAGGTTTTAGCATCCTTAGTGGATTCAGCTACTGTTTTAGGAGAGGCTAATATATGTAGCCCTAGTTCTAAAAAAGCAGCCGCTAGAGCCCTAGGTATTAAGGATTATAATACTTTAAATAACTACGTTAAGAAGTTTAAAGATAAAAAAGCAATTATTAAGGAAGGTAAGAACTACTTACTTAATAAGCTTTTAAATTTAGATACAAAGAGTGTAAAAATTAATATAAACTGGTATGAGTGATAAGAAGCTACCTAGCATATGGGAGATGACCAAGAGTTTTAGTAAGGACCTTGCTAAGTATGTGTCTGAAGGCGCCCCTAATGTATCACATCAAGATTATGTAGAAAGGCTATCTGATTGTAATAGCTGTGAGCATATAATTAGGGATAAGATGAGATGTGGTAAATGTGGGTGTTTGATAGAGCATAAAGCAAAGTGGAAAACTACTACATGTCCAATAAATAAATGGAAACCTCAAGATGGCAAAATCCAAAAAGGAGATAATACAGATACTAGCAACAAAGCATAATTTACCTTTAGAAAAAGTAGAAGCTATAGTTACAACTCAGTTTAAATATGTTGCAAAGGTAATGGGAGATGGGAGTTTTGATGCAGTAAGGCTACCATACTTTGGGAAGTTTTCTTCAAAACCATCTAGAAGAGATAATATAAATAAAAATGGAGTTACTCGAAATAGTAGATAATGTAGCAGTCCCTTCACCTTACACACTTACTATCTTAGAGTTTAAGGAGTTGGACACAAAGGAGCTTGCATATGTTTATTTTATGCATGATCATAGATCCCCTTATGCAGTGTATGATATATCGCAAAGGCATGATGAGGTTGTACTTGGGATACATGGTAAAGTAAAGTGGAAGCCTAGTAGTAAAGTTCTTGCGGCTTGTGATAAGTATAAGGAGCTAAAAGAGAGTTCTGCAGTTAAGTTACTTAAGTCTGCTAGGGCTTCTGTAGTAAAGCTGGAAAAGTATTTTGAGTCAGTAGATCTTACACTTATGGATGATAATGGGAGACCAATATTTCACGCAAAAGACTTAGTTGCTAATCTTTCTAAGATGGGAGATGTGATAGATGGGCTATCAAAACTAGAGGAACAAGTAAAAAAACAAGAACAAATTAACACAAATACACGCGGAGGAGTTGTAGTTAACAAATATAGTTCGTAAATTAGGCACCATGGACTTTTTACAAGATTTAGAAGATTATAATAGTGCAATGAATAATGCGTATAACCTTGTGACTAAAAAAATAACTCTCGATGATATATTTGAAGCAGCAGAAAGTGAAGGAGAACTTGTAAATTTTTACTTACCTTTTGATCCTTTAGATAGTGATGGAAGAGATGAGGGAACTTTAGATTTACTTATAGAGCATTTTACAGAAACAGAAGAATACGAGAAATGTCAGGAATTACTGAACATAAAGAACAAGTTTTTAAAGATACAAAAGGATTAGCTCCAGCAGCTGATTCGTATATAAGAAACGGTTACTATACAAATGCACTACCTGGTACAAAACCCTACTATGAGTACTGGGATGAAGAAAGAAATAGATGTTTATATGGTTATACTCATAATGGAGTAACTATTACAGGTAATCACTATTTCTATCTAAACTATTGTCCTATTGACAGGTCTGTTGATGAGGAACTTCCTGATGGTACAGTCATAGCTCGAAGAGAGCGTACATTCCCAGCATTTTACGATGGAGATTGGAAATACTTTACTGCAATAGATACATGCAGGAAAACAAACAAGCATATGACAGTGTTAAAGGCACGTCGTAAGGGATATTCTTATAAAGCAGCAGCAATGCTAGCTAGGAACTATTTTCATTTGCGTAATAGTAAGAATTATGTATTTGCAGGACAGAAAGAATACTTGATTGGGGATGGTCTACTATCTAAAGCTTGGGATATTCTATCATTTGTAGATGATAATACTGCATGGACACAACCTAGACTTAGAGATAGGGAAATGCACAAACAATCTGGGTACAAGAAGAACGTAAATGGGGCACTTGTAGAGATGGGTATGAAGTCACAGATTATTGGGGTATCTCTTAAAGATGATCCAGATAAAGTAAGGGGTAAGGCAGGTGAACTTATATTTTTTGAAGAGGCAGGATCTTTTCCAGGACTCCTAAAAGCATGGGAAGTTGCTATGCCAACAATGCGTCAAGGTAGTAAAACACTCGGTACTATGGTAGCATTTGGTACAGGTGGTACACAAGGAGCAGATTTTGCAGGTATGGAAGAGATATTTTATAATCCTGAATCATATGACTGCTTAGCTTTTAATAATATATGGGATGATGGTGCAATGGGTACGCAATGCGGACATTTTGTTCCTATTTATGAGAATCTAGAAGGATTTATAGATGAAGATGGTAATTCTTTTATAGAGGAAGCTAAAGAGTTTGAAGAAACTAATAGGACTAAGAAAAAAGGTACTAATGACCCAAAAGCTTATGATCAATATATAGCTGAGCACCCAATGTGTCCTGCAGAAGCTACATTGCAAGTAGCTGGTAACTTATTTGATATAGGATCTTTGCAAGAACATTACAATAAAGTTAAAGCTAATAAGCTACACACTATAGGTACAGCAGGTAGTTTGTATTATGGGGGAGATAATCAAATAAAATTTAAACCTGATGGGGATCTTAGACCAATTTTAAGGTATCCACATCGTAAAGAGGATAATTTAGAAGGGGCAATAGTTTTATATGAGGGCCCTTTTAAGAATCAAGAGAATCAAACCCCTCACAATTTGTATATCATATGTCATGACCCCTATGGTCAAAATCAATCTGCAGATTCTACTTCTTTAGGAGCTGCATATGTCATAAAGCGTATGAATAATATATCTAAGCCTGATGATATGATAGTTGCTAGTTATGTAGGTAGACCGCACTCTCAAGATGAGTATAATAGAAACTTATTTATGTTAGCAGATTATTATAATGCTAAGATAGGCTTTGAGAACGATCGTGGTGCAGTAATACAATACGCAAGGCAGCATAGAAAGTTACACAGACTGCAAGAAGAGTTTGAGATGTTAGATAAAAAAGACTTACGCTCTAAGAATGTAAAGAGGCAATATGGTATGCATACAACAGAGGCTCGTAAAAGGCAAGGGGAGTTATATATACGAGACTGGTTGAATTCTGTAAGATCTGTAGATGAAGATGGGGGTATTCTCCTAAACATGCATAAGATATATGATATGGCATTACTGCAAGAGCTTATAAAATTTAACCATAGGGGTAACTTTGACCGTGTAATGGCACTTATGATAGGTATGTATCACACGCGCGAACTTTATAATGCTGAGGTAAAAGAGATATTAGAAGATAATTCTGCAAACGATTGGTTTGATAAGAACTATCAATAGTGCTATATATATAAAGAAACATGGAAAAACCTTACACCTTGTAAAAATGCACATAAAAAAACTTAATTTTGTAAACATATGTATCTAGGGGGAGACAAAATACCGCAGCAAAAGCTGCCTTTATCAAAGAAAAATAA